TGAGGCGATCCGATACCTGAATAGGCTGCTCGTTCACCAGCACCTGCAGCCGCTCCTGCAAGCCCCACACCGCCGGCAATGTCACCCTTCTGAAACAGGGTTTTCATGACAGACGAAATATCCAGCGAACCATCTGGGAGCGTTGGCACGTCTTCCTTGAAGGCTTCACGCAGATCATTCTTCGCGGCCTGATCCTTGCCGGCCCAATAGCTGTCAAGAACCTTTGGGATGCCGGAGAAATCAGCACGAGTGTTGCCGCCGACGCCTGCAAGGATGCTATCGATATCTGCCATTTTATTCCCTAGAACTGCGGATAGCGGACGCCGCCCATGCTGCCGGGATTAGTGGCTCCCGTAGGCGTGCCCCCAAAGCCACTGAATAGGCCACTGAGACCGCCCGTCAGCCCTCCGCCAAGGCCGCCTGATGCCAGACTAGCAACACCCATCAACGCGCCTAGCTGATTGGCACCCACATTGTAGTTGTTCATGGTCGCCGCAGCATTGGACGCGCCCTGCCCCGTGTAGTTGGCATTCGCGGCGTTGCCCTGACCCTGGAACGATTGATTGAGATTACCGCCTAGTCCTGTCGCGGCGTTAGCTGCGCCGGCCGTAGCCTGCTGCTGACCAGAGAGATAGGGCTGAAGCCCAGCAAGATATCCGCCGTAGGATTGATTGGCGAGCCCTTGAGAGAATTTCAGCGTATCAGCGTCGGCGTTGCCAGATGAAAGATTGCCGGCGGCAGCATGAGCTCGGTTCAAGGCCTGCTGACCTTGATCCATCTGGAACTGATAGCCGGGATTGGACTGAAAATTTGCCGTTGCCCGGCCATATCCCGCCGCCCCGTTTGCTCCGCTCGCATCACCATAGGCATTTGCGCCAGCCGTGTTCGAGTTGAGCAGATTGCCGTAGAGATTGCTGGCTTGCCCATAACCAGTGGTGAGCGCATCGCGACCTTGGCCATAGGTTGACGACAGCGCGTCATAGCCCTGCTGCAAACCCGCATTGCGCTGGCGTGCGGCTTCCTCAGCGGTGTCGTTGCTGAAAAGATCAAATAAACCAATGATAGGCCTCCTATTATCTTGCGCGTTTAGGTTGTGCGAGCAAACTCGCCATGAGCTTTCACGCGAGCTTGCGTGATGACGCTTGTAGCTTTCTCAAGCGACTTGAACCGACCGAGACGGACAATAGCTCTTGCATCCGCTCCAGTGATGGAAGCGGTTTGATGTCTATTCTCCGTCCGATAGTAGCCTCCCATTAGAATGTGTATCCGCGAATCCAGACTTCGCCTATCGCGTTATCAATCACGCCGGCCGAACTTAAGAAGGTGATCGACATCAGGCCGCCCGGTAGCGGCAAACTGTAGGTTGGATCTTGTGCATACCAACTGGATGCAATGGGAGGATACAACGATACATTTCCAAAGTTTCCGAGACTGGTAGAAGGCACCGCCCCACCAAGCACAGCGCCTGCACCCGAACTATGAATCTCCACATCAAGCATGATATTAGCTAACTGCGCAGCCGCCGGAACCCATGTTGATAAATTGAAATTCATCGTTGGAAAACCAGCCCCGATAATTTCTGGAATATTTGCATATGATACCGTATTGCCTCTAATCTGAAACTGCGTTGAACCACCCTGAGGGATCGTTGGATTTAGCGTCGCCGATCCGACGAGGGGCAGGACAAATGCTGGAGAATAATAACTATATCCAGTTGGAAGAACGGGTCCGGTTGTGCCGCCGCCGTTTACTGCGGTAGGACCGGTTAAACTTGTAATAGTCCCAACCCCAGAAGCTCCATAAATATAATAAAACCAGACGACGTTGCCGCTTGCAAAAGCCGCAGCCTGATCCCGTCCACCCGATGAAGGTCCGGCTGAGCTTATTCCTGCCGTTTTTATCAAACTTGAACCGATAACAGTATAAGTCGGCCCGCTAACTGGATTGTAGAATATTACATAGTCAGCCGTCATGTTCATGGCGACAGATTCGAAGCTTGGCGTGTTATCAGCACGTAAATTAGCGATACTCCATGCGGGACCTAGGCCGGGACCTCTGCTGGAACTACCGGAAATTAAGCCTACGATCTTCGCTAAATCCTGAAAATATTCTAACCACGTTTGGCTCATCAGGCCGGTTTGAATATTGGCCAATGGAACGTCAACACCTGGAAACGGCTTGCTCATCGCGTAAGCCTCGTATCCTGATTGCCGCCAAGGAATGCGCAATAAACAGGATCACTGATCTTCAGCCGCCAGCGCCGGCCGTGATTGCTGGTCATGCCTGTCCGCATCATATAGATTCTTGTATCCGTGGCCTGTCGTCCGAGCGCACGGGCGAATTCATTGCCGTAGGTTATTCCACCGTCATTCGACCAGGAGATGCCAACTTGTGGATTGGTCGCGATCGGATCGGCACCTGTCGCGATACCAACTCCCATGACGAAGTTGAAATCAGCCCTTCCTACTTTGGTCAGCGACGGGAAACCAACGACCGGCCCCGAATCCATCTGCATCACAAGCGGACTACCGAACTCATCTAGCGCCAGAGGATCGATCTTGAGTATCCGGCCGCCCTGGGTATCTCCGACCAGCCACTGACCGAAGGCATAACAGCCTCCGATCGCGCGCCATGTCATCTGAAGGTAGCTCTTGCGCTCGTTCCACTTCTGGGAGCCGAGATCGAACTCCCAACAGAACGTCGGGCACCTAATCACCCATTTCGGATGACCCTGCGAGATGTAGACAGAAGCCTCCAGTGTAGATTTATCGGATATTCCAGCGATCAGTCGATCCAGGTCCGCTGGGGAAATCTTGTCCGGAATCGGCGTCCCGTTGTGCTTGACGACTGAGTTATCGTCCGCAACCCAGATCAGGGCAGAACCAAATCCGTCCTCATGCCCGGCTAACGCATATGCCCCTGCCAAGCCCCTTTGAAGCACGTAGGAGCGCGTAAACGGGAAGCCTGTAGGATTGGCTGTGTTCGCGTAGACCTCACCAAAGACCGGCCCAAGTGCTATCAACTGCCCATTGAATGTAATGCATCGGCTTAGTCCACCCGTTTTCGATTGCGCCTTGGTCTTATCCGTCGTCGCTATTGTCACATCGTTCAGGCCCGATGCCTGTAGAGTCCCATCTCCATAAGAGAAGATGAAGAACCCATCCATGAAACAAACGCTGTTAGGAGCGCCGATATCGACATCCGCGAACGATATCACCGATCCGACCAGCACCGAAAATGCGCCCGTGGCTGGAGCTACGCACACAACATCCGGAGATCCTACCTTGTTGTTTCGTGCGAAGAATACCTTTTCCGTTCCGGTTAACGAGCCCGTCAGTAGCGTTTCGACACCGGCTGATGTAAACTTGGAAGCCTTGCCGGACCATGCCGCGTATAGCGTGCTATCAACGAGGATCTGGCCCCTGAACCCGGTTTGACCTGATGCGCCGAACAATGAGAGGCCGGGGGACTTGCGCCAAACGGCAGGAGGCGGCTTGAATTTCTTGGAAGCCTCGATGTCTTTCCCTAAAGGCTCAGCATAGCAATTGATCAGCCGCCCAGCACCTTCCTGTGAAGATCCGCCGGGCGAAGATGAAAGCGGCCACGGGATCGGGACTGGAGCAGATTTAGGCATCAGATCCGATCCGGTGGGGGCGGATTAAAGTACGACTGCATCACATCGTTAGGCTGTATCGCATTAGGATCACGGCCGCCCCAAGTCTGGCCGGGGTTGATTTCGCGTGAAGTAATCCTTGGGTCTTGCTGCTGAGCTTGTTTAGCCCGCATCATGGCGAGAAGATCAGAACTAGGTGCGGCTCCTGAAAGACCATCCATCATAGGTGTCTGAGATGGTGGGGCTTGTGGCGTCATCGCATTCAACAGCGCTTGGTAGCTGAAGTCTGCCACTAAAAGAATTCCACAACCTGAGGGCTAAACCCCGGTGTCTGCCGAACCAGAACCCGCAGCCTGTTCCTCAGCAACTGCGCCTTGTTTTCGTCTGATGCCCCGGCGAACTCATCCGCCGCCGCATTCGCTACCAGCTTGCAGAACGTGATGAACAGCGCGTCGTCCAAATCATTCGGATCGTTGATATAGATCGTGCCGTCCGAGTTCAGCTCAGCCACAACGCTGTCGATGTACCCGTCCAGATCCGTCGCGTCCTCCGCGGACACACCCACGCCGACGTCGCCACCCGTGAGGATGGCAAAGGCCTTGAACTGGATCTGTTGACGGGTCTTAGACATTTTCTTCCGTCTTTACATTCGGAGGACGGCCGCGACGTTTCGGCTCCTGATGCAGAGATGCGAATTCATCCGCATCATCGACATCGAAGAACCGGCTTCCTTTGGCCTTCGCTATGAATCCCTTGTTAGTCACTTCGACTGGGACGCCCTTGTTAAATTTGATGCCATCAAACGCCGTTGTGAATGATGGGCCGGCAGCCCCATCATGCAATTCATCCTCGCCACGCCAAGTCAATTTAGCCATGTAGTCTCCTGTTAAAAAGAAGGGGGACAAAACGCCTGTCCCCCTCAAGTTTAGGCCAAGGGAGGTTAGGCCATCGGGCAGAATTCAACGATGACGAAGCCGGCGCCCGCAGTAGCCACGGTGCCGGTCATCAGCGATGTGAGAATGATCTGCGTATCTGCTGTGGGCGCCGTTGACGTGGCTGCAGCCGTTGCTAGCACCGACGTAGCGGTTATGACACCTACAGCAGTCAACGTGACCGTCGAAAGGATACTTGCGTCAGATCCGACAATGCCAACCTTGAGAAAGTTGTTGGTGCCGGCGTTAAACGCAGTAGTCACGACAAAAGTAGCACGAAGGATAACGCAGCCGGCTGGCACTGTGCCGACCTGTACGATACCTGAGTTGCCGATCGTGAAGTTTACCGGCGCCCGAAGGTAGTTGATAGTCTGGTCCCCGCTGCTGCGGGCAGGATAGTTAGCCATGATGGCTCCTTATGAGTTGAATGGAAGGAAAAAGGCGGGCGATTAAAGCCCGCCCATGTCATCAGGCATCGGGTGCCGCAGCATAGAAGCCCGTGCAGATTCCCCATTCCTTGAGGTTCCCACCAATGGTCTTCTTGAACATCTTGGCGATGCCATAAGCCGTCTCAATGCCGACGCCCTGGTTGAACTGGTAATCGGTGTTGTCGAGCTGGGTTGGCTTCGCCATCTGACCGTAAGCAAATGCCATTGCTGACTGACCGCAAAGCCAGATCGGACGAACATCCGTGTTGCCGCCAGATCCTGCATTCGTGTAGAATGTCGGAGCACGGATATCGATTTCCGGGATTTCCCTATGAATAACGCCATCATACATCTGGTCGCCATCCTGGAAGATCGGGTTCTTATTGAAACCGTCTCCTTCACGCGGCCGCACGTTGCTGTTGATGGTGTCGAGAGAAGCCTTCAGATCGCGGAAGGTCCGTGAACCATGGAACGCCACGAAGTATTCCCGACCGTCCTTCAGTTGAAAGGGACGGATCTTCGGATTCGCCGCACGCGCAAAGCGTTTGAGGAACCGCATATTTGCCGTGTTGGCGATGTCGTTCGTAGTATCGAGAGTGGTCATTGCTGTGGTAAATGTGGTGCTATAGTTGGACTTTAATTGTCCAACTACAACGCGATCTCCGTTGTCTGTAATCCAGGTATTACGTTGAGCAGCGGTAGCTGCATCAAACAGAATACCATTGACACGCTGTCCCGGAGCCGAGCCCAAACCAGCGGGAGCGGATTCGCTCGGAAGCGCATAGAGCGCATCGATCGTTTCATCCCTGGAAAGTTCCTTCAGCCAATCAGACAGAAGCGGACGGGCCACATCGAAGATCGCCGATGAGTCCTTGTGCTTTTCCGCCTTGTTGGTCTTGATCGCATTACGTGCCCAGTCGATCCAGACGCGCATTCCGTAGTTGTCAACGGACTCTTCGTTGCCGGCAAGGGCGCCGGTGCCGACCGCAGTAGCCGCCAAACGGGCAACCAGCGGGATATTCATCTGCTCGCCGCCGGAGGTCAGCTCCATCCGCTTGCGAATGATGGCGGTGATGGATTCGCCCATATACGGGGCGAACAGGTTTTCGCGTACCCATTCACGGTTCACCTGCTGGGTGAACTTGATGAGTTTGTTGTTAGTCTGGATGGTGGTGAGAGCCATGACGGCTAGTCCTTTCTGGCCGTCAGCTCAATAAAAAACCCGCCACTTGGGCGGGTCGGTCATCAAGTATCGGGCGTTGTTTAAGCGTTGGCGTGTCGCCAGAGCGCATCATTCGAGATGTCATTGTCATCAGCGGAAACATCCGCAGACGCATTGGTTGCTCGGGTCAGCGATGGCGGAAGATTAACTGCCGATGCCTGTCTTGGGGCGCCGGGCTGGGGTTGAGCTCCACCTCGAATGCGCTCCAGGACCTTAGCCTGATTGGCCGGATCCGAGAGATACGCCTCGAAGCGCTTGTCAAAGTATGCGTTAGGGTCGTTGCCGACTTCAGCACGGGTCTTGTTCTCACGGTGCCACTGGATCAGGGTTTCGCCGGGGTCACGGGACTGCTGCATCCGAGCCTTGAGTGCAGGATCGATTTGTTTCTGTGCAGCCGCGTAAGCCTCTTCGAACTCCCCTTTGTAGGTCCGGTGAGCTTGGGACAGACTGGATTCCCGGTGATTGTTGAGAAGCTTTTCCTCGAATTTGTTTTCAAGGTACTTCTCATATCCTTCCGGATCGAGCAGCGGATCAGGCTTTGCAGCCGGTTCCGGTGGCTTTTCAAGAGATGTGAGGCGTTGACGATCCGCCAGCCATTGGTTCCTTTCGGTCTCAAGTGCTGTCAGCCGGTCGGCAAGCTGCCGCTTTTCCTCGTTGATCTCCCGAACACGCCATGACGGGACTTGAGCCGCGTTGTCGTCAATGACCGGCTTCTCAGCCACCGTCTCAGGCTTTGCAGGCTCTTCCGCTGGCTTCTCAGCGAACCGGCCGGCCTCGTCCCGTAGTTGTCCTACCTCTTCAGCGGGAGCCTCAGGCGCCTCTACAACGGCTTCTTCAACCGGCGCTTCGTCGCTATTGGCATCGTTGAACAGTTGCTCGTCAGTTATCCCTTCAAGTGCATCAATCGTCATACTTCACCCTTTCGCTGTATCGTAGCGATCACGTATTGCCTGATATCGCTCAGGCGTGCGGGTAGTCTTGAACCTGTATCGTCGGCTCGTACGATTCTTGTTATCTGTGCTAAGCAGGCGTATTATCGCGCTATTCACAGAGGAAATTCATTCATGGAACCTGATCATCGATATAGGATGAGGCTGCGCGCCGTTGGTCTAAACGGCGGCGATAGCTTCTCAATTGACATTTTCAAAAACGCTCAGGAAGGACTTGGCGTCTGGGACACGGTGGAAAAGCGCTTCGTTAAGCGCGATCCCGTTACAAAAGAATGGGTTCCTGAAACCTAAGCGTCTTGCCCTTTGTCGTGCAGGCGAACGATTGGTTTATTGCTGAAAGCCCCAGGAATTCACATCAACCGCGGTCGCGCCGGCTGCTGCCGTCGTCGTAATCGTGATGGCTGTGTTGGTAGCGCTAGCTTGAATGCAAGGCGTAAACGTTTGTTGGACCAAAATCAGCCCAGCAGTACCATTGACTGGCGTCTGGTAAACTTGGGATGATCCAATGAGGCCAGCAACCGTGATCGGGCTTGATGCCGCGGTTCCGCCGATCGATGAAACATTGAAGCCGCAAATATAGGTGGTTTTCCCTGCCGCTGCCGCCAACGTGCCAACCACGGCACCGGTTGAGCCAGTCGCGTTACCGGTAATGACAGTTGATCCTGAAGGATAGGCAGGGCTGTCCACACATAGCCGCCCTTTGGTATCCATCAATAGGCCATGCGGCCCTCCCCCAGCATCAAACGTAATCGAACCGCAAGAAGCCACGGTATTCGCCTGTTGCGCCTGTGCCGGGAGAGCAAATAACACCAGACTAAAGCAGCAAAAGTAAAGCTTCTTCATCATCATCTTCCCTAAGTTGTGCTTCAGCCCTAGCCCTTGCCATGATCTCATTGACAGCAGGCGTTGTGCGCCGTTCGATCGGCTCATAGAAAATAGCCGCCAATGGCCCTTGGTAGACAATCGGCTTGTAGATGACTGGTAAAAGCCTCGGCTCAGCTTCCGCCGCAGCTCGAAGCAATTCTGCCAGCTCGTCAAGTTCCTCTTCCTCAGTCTTTTTCTTCTTTCGCCGCCGGAATGGTCCCGTGTAGGGGCCGGTCGCAAACCCCGCGCCTCCGGTGCCAGTGATCGGAAGAGTAATCGGAACGTCGAGATTAGTTGACAATACGCCAGCCAAGCCCGACGCCTGCACGCCCACCAAGTTGACCGAAATCCCGGTCGGAACCGAAACCGTGACATCACCGGCCTGCGCTGTCGCAGCAACTCCGGTTAGCGAGACGCTCGATAATCCCGTGACGGTCGTCGCATTGGCAGCTGCTGTTGCCGCCACGCCTGTAATATTCGCATTAGCCGCCGCCGAAGTTGTCAGCGCGCCGATCTTGGCAGTTGCCGCGATCCCCGTCACAGGGACGTTAGCTAGCCCGGTAACCGTCAGCGTTCCCGCTGCAGCAGTCGCCGTTACCCCGGTGATGTTGACGTTGACCGCGCCGCCAACGCTGACCGAAACGTCACCCGCCGCTGCGGTCGCTGAAACCCCCGTCAATGTGACGTTGGCTAGACCCGTGACGGTCAGCGCGCCAACCTGGGCGGTGGCTGCGACACCCGTCAGCGTGACGTTGGCCGCTGCCGTGGTCGTCAGCGTTCCGACCAGCGCTGATGCACTGATGCCGGTTAGCGTAATGTTGCCAAAGCCGGTTACGGTCGGACTTCCCGCCGCTGCGGTTCCCGCCACTCCGGTCAGGGTGACGTTCCCGATGCCGGTAACCGTGATCGTCCCGGCCGCCGCGGTAGCATTCACCGCGGTTAGGGTAACATTTGCCTTTGCGTTAGTGGTTAGCGCTCCAACAGCCGCGGTAGCCGCGACGCCCGTTAGTGTGACGTTCCCAAAACCCGTGACGGTTGACGTTCCCGCCGCGGCAGTTGCTGCAACACCCGTTATACTGACATTAACGGCGCCGGATGCCGTCTGAAGTAGTTTCGCAAGCCTAGGCTTTGCCGGATATGCGCGACCTAATCTAGCCACACTGGCTTACTCCTAGATGCTGACGATGATGTAGCAGTAGGCGTTGATCGCGACCGGGAATGTGCAGCGAATACGAGTAAATTTGGACACTTGGCAAACCGGCTCGCGCCCCAGCGGAAACTGCTTCACATAAGGCCCAGTTGGCGGAAGCAATTGCAGATCGAATAAGCGTGCTACCGTGGTAGTGCCCTCAGCACTCGCCGTGTAACCTGTGGCCGCTGTTCCCACCTGAATCAGATTCGTCACAGGATCACCGCCCGCCAGTGCATCCGCATCATACTTAGTAATGCCGGCTGTGACGTGTGCGGTTACGGTCGCGGCAACGTCGCTTTCCATCAATTCGATCTTGCCCGGCACTGCCGCCGCACTGCCATCGAAGGAGATTCCCCATTCTACAATCTTGGCAACTACGGTCGCAGATGGCTGGAATTGCAGCAGCGTTTTGATGACTGCGGCCGTGGTCACAACCACAGGCGCCGCCGTTAATCCAGCCGCTCCATTCGCAATCAAATAAAGTGCCATTGGTTTTTTCTACCAGTAAGAAGCCCGTTTCACAGCCTGAAGAATTGGTTTGGTTGGTCGCGCCATAAAAGCCGCACCCGCTCCAGCCGCCGCCACATCGACACCAATCGCCGCCCAGAAATCGCTCACAGTTAGAACGGCACTCATCGCTACGCTGGCAGCGCCAGCAGCACGGTTAGCCGCGCCGTCGTTCACTCCGGAACCGTTATAAAGCGTCGTATTGTTTAACGACGAAAAGTCAGCGGAGCCGTTGTCGTGGGCGAACCATGCGACCACGATATCGCCGGTCGCGCTTGTGATCGTGACCGATGGCGCGGTTGATGTAGCATGTGCAGAATTGACATTCTTGAATGCCGCCGCGTCACTAGTTTGATCGACACCCGTAAAGCTGATACCGAATACCGTGCAGCCGGTTGCGGTAGTCCATGACGTGCTGAACGTTTTATTGCCACTGGTAGGATTGCGCAAACCAAAAAGTGCAATCGTCTCGTTAGCGCCTCCAACTACGTTTACCGTTCCCAGTAACGTCATCAGTTGGTTGGTGCCGGTAGAATCCCAATGAGCGGTTGGTGAAGTAACGGCAGTTTCAAAAGCAACGCCAAAAATAAGCGCACCGTTTGATAAACTGGCACCTACCGTCAGATTGGTATGCGTAAAAGTAGTGACGCTTGCACCACTTTGAGTAGCCGCCGAACTTACTGCATCGACTGCGACGGCCATGTTAGCTTATCGTTGCGATGAAACTCGTCAGCGCGGTTTGCAGTCCGGCGGTTTGTGCCGATGTGAATGATCGAGGCGTGCGCGAGCCGTCCGCGTTGAGCGTATAGGCTTGCAAAAAAGTCGATGCCACCGGGAAATTAGTCACGACCCAATTGATGCACGCTTGCGCCGCGTTCACCGTCGCCGTACAGTCGCTCGACATCGTGCCCGTGTAGGTCTGCCCGGTCGCAAACGCGTCAAGGCCAGCGACCGCCTTCCAGGCATTGAGTGCTGCGATTACCGCTCCCAACTGATCGAGCATCCGAAAGATGAAGTCTGCATTGACCGTTCCCGTCAAGCTTACATTCGCATTCTGCGCCTGTGCTTTCCAACCCACCGCATTATCGCGGATCGCCTTAAAGGCTTCCCCGGCCAGCATCGTGTTCGAGGATTGCAGCGGCATCTTATGCGATCCTCAGAATTGCGTTCGAGGAATCAGGCGTTGGAAAGATGATCGTGAAATCTCCCGCCGTTGATGTCTTGTCAGCGCCGAAATCATGCACCGAACAAGCTCGGTTCTGGGCGCCATAGCTGTTATAAATCAGGCAGCCCCGCGCCGTGACGGTCGCCGTCGAAAACACCAGATCCGCAAAGTCCATCCACGCAACCGTGGTGGTCAGGCTGGGCATGGAAGCCGAGAATGTCAGCGCGGAACCGCCAGCCGAATAACCCGTCCCCGCTGCCTCGTTGGTGGCGCTGTAGACGGTCGTGGTGGCGTCCATCGTGGCAGCGGAGGTATACATCGCCAGTTTGTAGGAAGTCGCCATCGGGTTCGTGAAGGTCAGGTTGCCCACCGCCCCAGTTGACGCCACCGACGACGTGAACGCCTGCGCGCCGACAATTGCAGCCACAACCGAGTTGGCGCCGACATTGGTCCCTGTGAATGTGTAACCCAGGCCAAGCAAGCCCATCGTAGTCGTATCGACGTTGGTATAGTTGACCGTCGTCGCCGCCGTAGCCGTTGATGAGACGAACCCCGTCGTCTGCATGCTATGCTGGCCGCGGAATTGCTGTTGCTTGAAGGAGGAACAGTAGGCGGTCGTAATTGCCATCTCAAATCCTCAGGATGATTTCAGCGATCTCGGCATTCCCGGCATCGCGGAGCTTGTTATAAAGCGTGGTACGATCTGACTTGATCGCCTGATGCATGTACGCAATCATCAAAGCGCGGACGTTTTCCTTGAATATTCGTGCCTGATCCTGCAGCGCGGGCGCCGCCGTATCCGCCACATGGATCAGCTTTCGCATGGCCATGTCGGCGAGCTCCTCGACATTAAGGCCCCGTCCCGAGGTCGTGTAAGCTTTGATATCGCCGACTTGGGAACCGGCCTCGACACTGAGCACTATTCAACTCCCACTAGCGTCGTTACACAGGTTCTTTAATCGGCCGGCATCACCCGACCATTTGAGGTGATTGCGCAGGTAGAGCACCCACATCGCAAGGTTCATCGGCAGCAACCCCCACTTCTGAATTGCTATGATCCAAAGCAGCCACAAAGCTTGATTTCCGAGCCCGATAAGCCACGCTTTGCGGTGCAGATTGCCAGCCAGTAGCGTCATCCAAATTGTGATGGCCGATAGCAGCCACGGCAGATAATCCCCGATCGCGTCAACCATTATTCAACTCCCACCAATCGGCCAGCCTTGTCGCGAATGACCTTCTTGGGCTTGCTGGACTGCTCAAGAAGAGCCACCATTTTCTTCATGATTGCCGAGCTCTCAGGCTCTTTCGACTGTTCCTGCTTTTGCGCGCTCCTCTCACGCATATCGGCGTGGCGAAGTTCTTGATCCTGCTGCTTGGCCTCAGCGTCCACCGCATTACTTTCACGGGACATCTGCAGGTTAGCGGCCGTCTCAGCCTGCTTTAAGCGGATCTGCTGAGTGGCTTTGTACTCTTCCAGTTCCATCTGGCGTTGGCTCTTCGAAGCCTCCAAATGCCAATCGAATTCAGCCTGATCCGATGCCTGTTTACGATCAAAGGCGGCCTTCTCAGCCAGCCTCTGTTGCTCCATGGCAAACTCGGCTTGCTTCTGCTGGGATGCCTGCTGAGCCTGCGCAGCCTCCCTTTGGGCCTTGTCAGTAGCCACCTGAGCGTCAAGCTGGGCCTTCTGCTGCGCAGCCATAACAGACGGATCTGGTCTTGGTGGCGCCTGCTGCGCCGCCTGGATCTTCTTAAGCATCTTGGTCTTTACGACCTGCTCAATCGGGCTCAGCTCGATAGCGATTTCAGGGAACTGCTGCGCAAATTGCGGCCCAAGGCTTTGCAGCACTCCAAACGCGTCCGCCTGCATATTGATGGCGTCCTGTCCCTCATCGATGATGAAGTCCACATCCATTGACCCGATAGCGTTAACGATCGCCGGCCTTCCAAACTGATCAACCTCGAGCTTATTGATCTGAAAGAACTGCGCCACATTCTGGTCGTCGGTTACCCTGATCCAGCGCTCGGCCTTCCAATGCTCGGTAATAATGTTCCAGATGCAGCGATAGACCCTGATCTTCCAGTTCTTGAACGATGAGAGATAAGGACCAAGCTCGGCCATGCCAGCCTGTTGCAACAGCGCAATGGCACGGCCGGAGCTGTCCTGCAGACCCTCTCCCACCAAGGCCGGATTAGGTCCGAAGTTCTCAATCTCGTTCTTGGACTCCTGAAGCATCTCTAATTGCCCCGAGAAGTCCTGATTAGCGGACTCGTCGGGAACCATCTTCAAGCCGGGATTGGTCTCAACCCAGCCATCCGGCTTGGCCCATTCCCTGCGGGCGATCTCAACATCGTCAACAGCGCCCTTTTCCGAGATGATCCTTCGGGTATTGAGCAGATGCAGCGCCTTCGACCGGCGCATGTTGATCTCGTCCTGGGCGGACTTCAGCGTCCGTACAAACCCGTATCGATCGCCGTCATGATCAACGTTAGCCGAGAACATCAGAAACCGCGGGAACGTCCGGCCCTTCTCATCATGGAACGGGCTTTCGCCCTGCATCATGACCGTGTTCCCGATGTAGAGTGTCCAGCACCAATTGCCCTTGCAGATGTACCAGTGATCTACCAGGCGAAGCCGCTTCAGGCTGGTATTGACCCAGACTCGCTCCCGGTCCTGATCGGCCGAGGACGTAATATCAGAGCCGGCCTCCATAAGATCATCGATCTCAGAAGCCTTTGACGGAATTAGCTCTTTGGCTTGGTCAACGTCGATCCATTTTGCAATGCCCATGTAGCGGGCGTCAGTGAAACCCTCGTCGAAGGAGCGGGGATCATAGAAGAAGGTATCGGCGTAGACGATGTGTATCCCCAAATCGGGGTCGCCTTGATCTCCTGTCTCCAAGTCAAATTCCACACCAGCGATGCCGTCGATTGCTCCCAAACGGGCGTTCCGGGTTGACTTCGATTTCCAGTCGTTGGTGTCGAGCGCATACCGCATGACTGCGGTCGCAACGTCTGCACCTTGCTCATGCTGTGGTGTCCTTGCATATGCCTTCGGATCCTGCCTCAGCTTCTCAACAATCCCCACAACCGCGTTGATCTTGCGCTCGATCCGGTTCGATGTGACTACAGGCTGCTTGCGGCGCTGTAGGACGGCGATTTCCTGCTCAGTCCACTGGTCGCCGTGGTAATACCTACGAGCGGTCCTAGCCTCTTCAATCTCGGCTGCCTTCGCCCCGATGTAGTCAAAATACATACGCTTCAATTTATCGATGCTGAGATACTGCTCGCCATCATCGTCAAGTGAATTGTTACCGGCGGCAGTCGGCTCCGGTGCATAAGGCTGCAACTGCATCAGATAACCCCTGCGAATTCACCGAACAAACGGGCCGCAGCGGCGCAATACGCCTGATGGGCTAATTCAGCGCTATCAAAAGCGCCCAGATACTTGGCCTTCCTATCGATCTTGATCTCAGCCCAGTATTTCTTGCCTGATTTGGTAAGGCGAACGCCCTTATAGCCTGTCGTGTTGTTCTTGTTGGCGCCACGGTTGAATAGGTTCTGCTGGTGCGTCGCCTCTCTCAAGTTCACGAGGCGGTTATCCAGGGTGTCACCGTTGATGTGATCGATATAAGCTGATGGCTCGGTTCCATACACCCAAAGCCACGCCATCCGATGCGAAAAGTACCGCTTGCCGCCTATGTACAGATGAAAATAGGGCTGATGCCTCGCACCAGATTTAACGTCGGCACGCTGGCCAATCTTGCGCCGTCCCATATCGACCAGCCACGTAAACTCACCCGTCTCCGGATCATAATGCGCGATGCGGCGCAACTCATCTGCGGTCAAGCTCCCGCCCCCCGAGGCCATGGGCTCCGAGGCTGCAACTGATGCTTCCATATTTCGATATGCCTAGTAGATCTTGAACGATTCTGTTTCGCTCACATCCGTCCGCTTATAGCCGGATGCGTTCTTGGGCACTTCAGGCTTGGTAGGATGCTGGCCGGATGTCATGCGATCGAGGAGCTGTCCGACGAGGCCAAGGGCATCAACTTGATCGTCGTGTTTACCTGCAGGGAAACTAAGGAGTTCGCTCCGCAGGTCTGCGTACCACGATGCATTAATGGGCACGTACAGCCCTTCAAGCGCCATCCTGCCGCGTATGGATTGTGCTCGGATGGCTTTATCGCCTCTTGTTGGGAACTGCTCTCTGAAGACATAGGCCTTGCGCTCCCTCATCCGTCGATCAAGAAACGGGCCAATACCTGATCTGATCTGACCTTGTTCTTCAGCCCAGCCTAGTGGTTTGTGCTCTTTGACGAGGTCGCAGAGTGCTTCGATCCAGGCGTCAGAACTTGCCTGTTCTCGCCAAAGGTCCAGAAGGTACATTCGCCCATCGGGATCAATTCCAACAACAGCGTGAACGGTATAATCACCCCCGTCTGCTGTAACTGCGTAATCAGAACCTCCGTAGACTCTGAGAGTTTTGGGGTCTGGCTTGTGATCATACGGCCTCAACCACTCCGCTTTGAAATAATCGCCATCCTCTGGAGCCGGCCGCTGCTGGTACAGCGCGGACCAAAACCGAGCTTGGCTGTTCCTTCGGATACGCTCAAGAGCTTCCAATGGGTAAGCATCGGGCCAGAGCGCTTCACCAGCTTCGTTAATCGCAGGAAGCTCGACGACTTCCCATTTATCGCCGCCGGCCGCCTGCTGGGCCAGTAAACGTCCACAAAGGTCATCCTCATGCATTCGATGATTGATGACGACGATCGATCCTCCAGGCATCAACCGATTGTAAGCAGTTCCCGTATACCAATCCCAGACATTCTTGCGGGTCAGCTCCGACAGCGCATCCTGCATAGATGAATACGGATCATCGATGAGAATACAATCGCCACCGCGGCCAAGCACAGAACCACCAATACCAACCGCATAGTAAAGGCCGCCGTCCGATGTGTGCCACTTGCCCTTTGCTTGGCTGTCCTCCGCAAGTCTGGTATCAAAGATAGCCCTATATTCCGGACTATCTATCGTATTCTTAACCACCCGTCCAAAGTCGCTTGCCAATTCAGCAGTTGCCGAAACTGAAATGAATTGCTTATGCGGCTGACGGCCCAGGAACCATGCTGGCAACCGTATAGACGCTAACTCCGATTTGCCGTGTCTTGGTGGAACCAAGAGCATTAGCCGGTCTATTTCCCCGCGCTCAACGCGCTCTAGCTGCTTTGCGATGGTCCGGTGGTGTGCAGCCGTTCGGTACCGAGGAAATGTGAATTCAGTGAATTTGATTAGATTTTCCGAGGCGTCCATTCGCCTTAGAAGTTCCCGCGCTGCTCTCTCTGGCGTCATTGAGGAGCGAGACCAGTTCTGTTCGGTTCCAATCTGCTGCATCGCGTTTATCGTCAATTGTTACCGTCGATTCCTGGGCGGCCTTGCCATCAAGTCGATCTGCAACCTGCTGAATTGCCCAGCCTTCGCCAGCTAAGGCGCATTCAACGAGCTTTTCTGTAATACGATACAGCTTTTTCTTGCCATCATCGTCATCGCGACTCACAACTAAGCGCAAAGCGTCGGCAAATATCTTCTCTTTATCGCGTCCGCCTGGGTTTCCAGATTTACCTTTTGAAAATGCCATTGGCCTGAATCTTTAAGAGATTGACAAAACTACCAATTTCAGGATTTCGCAGATGCTCAGCAAGCTGCTCCAATCGCTCTGGATTATCTTTCACAAGACCTAATACGACATTGCATGGATCGCATAGCCAGCCTCGAAAGGCTCCGGTCTCATGACAATGGTCGAGTACGATCTTAGGATGATTTTGGTTACAGGCTTCGCAACGGTCTGGTTTTGGACGAATGGCGTCTAATTCGATGCCGTATCGATAGCGGTATTTTACAACCTGATCTCGCCCTGGATACTTGGCTTTCCAAGTGGCGTTGTATTCCCTATGCTTCGAAGCGCTGGGAAAGGTGCATTCAGTGCATTTCCCATTGCAGACAAGCCTAGGCGCTGAATGGCCGTGGCGACAGGGCTTCCCCGATAGATAGGTTTGAAGCCCCGCCTTTCTGGCTTTCTTTCTTGGAGTTTCGCGGAATCCCACTTAGGCCGCCTTGTTTGCCGCTTCTTTGGCCTTCTTGCTGGCCGCTACAGCTTCGTCGTGGGCCTTCTTCTCCGCGGCAACGTGCTCGTCGTACGACTTTGGTTCCCGAATCCAGTGGATGTGCTGAAGGATCTTGTCACGGACCGTCTCGGCACCGGATGGACTGACGTTGTGCAGGCCGCCGGCGAGTTCCGCGATCTCGGCGAGATGGTCGACCTTGGGAGTCGCGGGCTCGGCAGTCGCGGCAGCCGTCCAGTTCGGTGTGCCCAGCGCCTGGGGATCATCGGTCATGGTACTCTCCTCGGGTCCAATGAAAAACCCGCGCGAATTTCTTCGGCGGGCAACGCAAATCATGACGATGCCATATTTGTCCTGAATTGCGCCCTTCTGTCAATGGCTTCCGCTAGCCGTACCTTGAAATCAGCAAAGCGCTCGTCAAGGGGTAGCTCGGGAAACATGCGATATCCTGCAAGATCACGATTATATTTGATCTGCTGCTCAGGAGTCGGCACATATGGCCGCAGATCCTCATACGAATATTGCCGCGGCGAAGCATTCTGTATGTCGCTGGTACGAAGCGGTATTCCAATAGGTTCAAAAATTCTCATCAGCCGATCCCCCACAATTTTGCGAACCGATCCGCGATGCTGCAGACCACCTCGGTCGCCGCAGTTCTCGCCCGATATGGCGAGATATACCCTAGCGCATTCCCGCATTCTTCAAGGCTAAGTGACTCAGAACAAATGAGATTTGTCACTAAAATGCCTTCAAGGAAAGTTAAAAGCTTATAAGCAGCCTCGTATTCCCGCCGATTGTTAAATTGCCTCTCGGTTCGGCCCATGCCGAAGTCAAAAGGATCTGGCGCATAAATTCGGTTTAGGTCAACGCTTCGAACCGATCCGGACAGGCCAGCATTCCACCAATGGGAATGGAACCGAGATAGCGCGGTGAACTGGATGCCGGATAGCCGCTTATCCTTGAACATACGGCACATGGGCGAGTCGCTGATTGAATATATCCTGTGGCCTTGACCATCCTCGCCTATTTCCAGATCGCCTGCCAGTAGCTTCCCCAGACGCTCTGGCGTTGGTCCCATGGGATCGTGCTTCAATGCTGCTGTGCGGGTCATTTATAGTTTCCCTGGATGCGATTCACGATGGCCCCTGTAGCGACTGGCGAGGCTCCAGAGGCATTCGAAGGGACTACATTGGATATCTGACCCAGCTCCCGTTCCAACGCATCCAAACCAGCCATGGCATCGTTTAGGTGCTCATCGTGACCGGCAAAGGCTTCTTGGGTCCGCCGAGCTATGACTTCCTCGCGGGCGATCACCTCATCGGCCTTGGCCTCGATAGTGGCTGATACCCTCCCGACCACCCCGCGAGCTCGCTCCAATTTCTCGGTCAATCGGCTCATGTTGCGTCTTTCATTTTCGAGCTGGAATCTATACGCGATGACGTGCGCGGTGATGCGGCGGATGACGTCCTGCTGGCGGTCCATGGCGCGGTCATTCGATCGTGACGATCTTGAAGTTGCGGACCCATAGTTCCATCAGCACTTGTTCAGCCCATGCCGTGGCGACGCGCTGATCGACGGTGAACGGTAGATCGCAGACAATATCGATCAGCGCTTCGCGGGCGCCGTTACCCGGATTGCGGGCTCGCTGCATGGCCACAAGATCGATAATCTCAGCGCTCATGCCCGCCACCCCCGCTTGATCATGTTCGGTGCCCAGTGCTCAGAGACTTGCTCGTCGTATGCGCGGGCGCGGCATTCCGCGCACATGACATCCGTCGCACCGCTGGGATCATACGAAACACATTTCGGATCCTTCTCCACGTCGATCTCGGAGTCGCAGTGCTCGCAGGTGAGGGTGGGCGCGGTCATTCGGCGGCCTCGCTGGTCGGCATGTTAATTTTTTCGGTTCCATTTGAGGCCTCGTGGATCACGATTTGCAGCCGCTTCAGCATGTCCTCGCGGTGATCGTCGGAGAACTCGATCAGCGGAACGGCATCGAGAAGCCGATTGAGGCTGATGATGCGGCCCTTTACGCTGGCGAGCTCGTGCTGCGCCAGGCGCCGTAGTGTCGGCGGTGTCGGTTTCCAGTTGAAATCGTGGCGCTTGCCATCCAAGGGCGGGCTTTCCGCCCTGTTCCACTTGCGCAGCGCCTCGCGTACGCACCACGCCGGCAAATCATCGATCGCGTCGAGATAGTCCTCGGTCAGAGCATCGGCCGATTGCTTGTCGAGTTTCTGGCCGCCTCCTTTGATAAGCAAACCGGCGACCATCACACTGAGAGCTGCGTCATTCGACATGACGGTCTCGCGAATCGTGATCGCTTGATCTAACCGCGTGAAACGACCCAGATCAGTGATGTGGCGCTGCACCTCAGCGCGCTCCGAAGAATTCAGGATCAGGTCTTTCGGAAGTGTCCGCGTCAACCGGTGCTTGCCGCTGCTGTCCGGCTGCGACGCGCTCCCGAGCGCGGCGTTCCGACGCTGCAGCCACCCCGGCAATAATGGAAGTTGAGCCGGATTGGTTGGAAGCTGGATGGGCACCAGCGCCAGTTCCGTTCCCATTGGTCTTTCCTTTCAGTGATGCCAGAATCCATCCAGGCGCATCGGCCACGGCCAGGCTTTGAGCTCTCAGAATTGTCGCCAGCACGAGCTGGTCGTCGTCATGCGTCATCTTCAGCCATCCAACGATCAGAGCCCCTGCCCTGCTGTCGGCAATCTTCATTGTGAGGAGCGCAGGCTTGGCCTCACGAAATAACCGAGCTCGGGGCGTGTCCGTCACTGTCTGCTCTTGTCGGTCGGTTTCCGTCGCTGTCCCATGGTTGTCCGCTTGTGTCCGCTTCTGTCCCGCACGTGTCCGCTGCTTGCGCGCTGTCTCTTTTGGTCGTTTGGCCTTCAATCTGGTCTCTTCACGCTCGCAGTGCATGCGCACCATCGCTAAAATCATGGAACCTGTTGCGCCTGCGGTGACCATTGCTTCCAACATTTCCAAATCGATCTTCATTCAAATCTCTTTTTGCTGTCTGCGTCCGAGTGCCGGTTGGTGAATGGGAAGAGCGAAGGACACAGGACGACCAACCCCACGTAATGTGAGGTTGGTCCGTGCCCTTAGCGTACGTGCCGGCTGGAGCCAGGTTGTCGCTTCGGACCCTAATCGCGCGAGCATGCGGATTAGATTGGCGCCGACTTGTCGCGGATTTTGCTCTCCGCGCCGACCTAAACCCTCGCGCCTTTCGGACCGGGTTGGAACTGGGTCGGACCCCGTGGTAGTTCCATTTACGCTCGCCGCCACTGTTCAGGATCACCCTGGTCTCTCCGGCGCGCGTTCAGATCATCAAACGTTCGCCCCCATCGCGTCCGCGATCCGCCCCGCATCCTCAGCCCGTTGATCCGCGTCCCGTTCCGCCTTGCGCCGCTCCACGTCCTCGCAGAACTTGCGCATCACGTCGTTCAACCGCTCGATCGCTGCGGCTTTAGCCTCGGGGCTGAGGGGTTGGCGCTTGGTCATTGGATTGCACCAACCGCGAGAATGACAATCGCCATGGCTATCGCTAGGCAGATGATACTCATTCGCAGCCCCGAATGGTGACGCGCACGCCGGCCACATCGGCCCAGCGCAGCGTGATTTCCCGGACAAAGCGCTGGTCATCGCCCTGGATGACGCGGTGCGAAACGAGCAGGTCAACTACGGCCTTTTCTCGGTTGGCTACATCTTGGCGCCGCGCGGTCTTTGGCTCTTCGACCTCGATCAGCAGGGATACCTTTCCAGCCATTAACGGCGGCCTCTGGCGGTTTAAAACGTAGCCGGCCTCTGCGGCCCAGGCTTTGTATTCCACCGTCCTGATGCGGTTCTTACCGACCGTAGCGAACAGATTGTTTGTCGTCGGCGGCATCGGCAGCGCGATGATCAACTCGGCCGGGTTGTGGAAAGGTGCGTGCATCATCAGGCTTCCCGCTTCTGCAGGAACAACGGCGCGTCGTCAGCCCACACCGGATCGGTTTCCAGGGCGCGT